GTCAGGTTCATTATGCGAAGCGTTGTGGACTGCGTGCGAATCAGCACCAAACACAACATTGGCGGTTTCATTGACTGCCGTGACTGGTGCGGTTTTTGCATTCAACGTCATGCCAGTATTTCCAGCAGTCGGCGGGTCAGCACCTGACGCGCAGACCGTTGACCTATCATTCATTGTGGTGGGAACACCTACTGAAACATTCAGTTAAAAACTACTAATCGGGAGACAAAATGAAACTACCAATCACAATTGAATACAATAACGGCGACCAAATTACCTACACGGCGGCACCGCCTGAATGGGTGAAGTGGGAGAAGCAAACGGGTCACACTATTGCCCAGGCGCAGGAAAAGATCGGAATTTCCGACTTGGTATTCCTTGCCTATCACGCCATGAAGCGAGAAGCAGCTGGTAAGCCAGTCAAGCCAATCGAAGCATGGACGGAAACCATTTCCGAAGTGATCGTCGGTGAAGCAAACCCAAAAGCCACCCAGTCGGAAGCCTAAGTCGAATCGTTTGGGAGATAGCCCTGGCAACGGGGTTATCACCAAATGAGTTTGAAAGTGCCGAAGACATTTTGACGATTATCGAAATTTTGGAAAGGCGAGCAAATGGCGACTGACGCGATTAGTTATGACAAAGCCGAATTGCGTGCCATTTTGCGATCGTTCAAAGCAATGGACGAAGAAGCAACCCAGCAAGCAAAAGAAGCCACCAGCGAATTGGCTGAGTACGTTCGGAGCAAGATTATTGCAACGGCTAATCAATCCACCAACCGAGTTGCACCCAAAATCGCCCAGGGTTCAAAGGTTTCAAAGTCTTCGAAGATCGGTGAAATTTCATTTGGTTTTGCTGCCCAAAAATTAAGCGGCGGCGGTACGACACAACAGGTTTGGGGCGGGTACGAATTCGGTTCAAATAAATACAAACAATTTCCAGTGTGGTCGGGTCGTGAAGGTCGCGGGTCACGCGGCTGGTTTATCTATCCAACACTTCGAAGCGCACAACCTGAGATCATAAAAAAATGGGAAGAATCCTTTTCCAAAATAGTTAGGAAGTATGACTAATGGCTGGCAGTCGTACCCTCAAACTTTCCATACTTGGAGACGTTGACAATCTCAACAAATCGCTGAAAACCGCTTCAGGCGACGTTGATTCATTTGGTGACAAGGTTGGCAAGGCAGGCGTTGCGATCGGTAAAGCGTTCGCCGCAGCTGCTGCCGCTGCTGGTGCTGCTGCAATTGCAATTGGTATCGAAGGCGTAAAGGCTGCCATTGCTGATGAAAAGGCACAAACACAATTGGCGTTGGCGTTAGAAAACGCAACGGGTGCAACACAGGCACAAATCAAGGCAACTGAAGATTCAATTCTTCAAATGTCATTGGCAACGGGTGTTGCTGACGACCAATTGCGCCCAGCATTGGGTCGCCTGGTTAGATCGACGGGTGACATCACAAAGGCGCAAGACTTACTTTCAACCGCCTTAGACATAAGCGCAGCAACAGGAAAACCGCTTGAAGCCGTTGCAAATAGTTTAGGCAAGGCGTATGACGGCAACACTGCCGCGCTTGGTAAATTAGGCATTGGACTTGACGCTGCCGAACTTAAAACAATGTCATTTGAGCAGGTGCAAGGTCGCCTGACTGAATTGTTTGGTGGCGCAGCCGCTGCAAACGCGAACACATACGCGGGACAAATCGCACGCGTTCAGGTTGCCTTCGACGAAGCAAAAGAAACAATGGGCACGGCATTGCTTCCAATCCTTGACACATTATTGAAATTCATCAATCAAAACGCGTTGCCAGCAATCCAGGCATTTTCAAAAGCCTTCAGCCTGACCGACGGTGAAGGGTTCGGCAAGGTCATTACTGACGTTGGCACGACATTGAAAAAGACATTTACACCAATCATTGAAGGCATAAAGTCAGTATTTGATAACGTCAAAACTGCGGTCATGAATAGCAAGGACGAATTCAAAGCATTCTGGGACGTGGTCAAATTTATTGCGCCGTTGGTTGGTAAGGCAATTGGCGATTCATTGAAGGTCGTTGGGGAAATTGCTGAATTGGTTATCACAATCATTGCCAAAGTTTTGGGTGCGATCAAACCATTGCTGAACACTGCCATTGACGGTATCAATTTGATTATCAAGGGCTACAACGCAGTACAATGGGGCAAGGACGTTCCCATGATTCCAAAAATTGGTGGTGGGTCAGGTTCAACGTCAACGGGCGCATTGGGTAATTTTTCAATGTCCACTGGCACGGTTTCAACGCCAAGCGTTTCAGCAATTACAACACCAGCAGGCACAACCACAACAAGCGGTGGCACAACATCAAGCGGAATTGCAACCGCTGCAAGGGTTGCCGCGTCAGCTGCAAGCAGTGTGGTTTCAAGCAATTTCAACCCTGGTTCATTTCGAATGGCTGAAGCGGCATCAATGGGTACAACAATTAACTTGACCGTCACGGGTGCGTTTGATCGTGAAGGTACGGCACGCACAATCGTTGAAACCTTGAACGATTCGTTTTATAGGGGCACGGGCGGCGCGGGAAGCCTACAAATAGCATGACGCAATGGTCACCAATTTGGAAAGTCGAAATTGACGGCGTTGAATACACTGACGCGGTTTTGGCTAACCTGGTTATTCGCAGCGGTCGGACAAACATTTACGAACAGGCGCAAGCGGGCTACACCAACATTCAATTGATCGACGTAAATCAAACGGCAGTTCCAGTTGAAATCAATTCAACGATTTCAATTCAGGTCAAGGACACGGCAAACACATTCGTGCCAATCTTCGGCGGTAACGTCGTGGACATTGGGTTGGAAGTGCGCGACGTAGGTTCGACCATGTTCACGCAGACGTATTCGATCACCGCATTGGGCGCATTGGCGCGTTTGCCGAAAGTCATTTACACGACCGCCCTTGCCCGTGATTTTGACGGCGATCAAATTTTTGAAGTTTTAAGCGACGTGTTATTTAACACCTGGGCGCAGGTTGCGGGGTCGGTCACATGGGGCGGATACACACCAGCGGGCACGACATGGGCAACGGCTGAAAACAACGGTTTAGGCGAAATCGATCGCCCTGGCAATTATGACCTTGCAGCCCGCGGCGGCGGTCAAGACCCTATTGACGTTTATTCATTGGTTTCAGCGTTGGCAACGTCAGGGCTGGGCTATTTGTACGAGGACGCGCAAGGGCGCATTGGCTATGCCGATTCAACGCACCGAACGGAATACCTTGCTGCAAACGGTTATGTTGACCTTGACGCAAATCACGCCCGCGCTGCTGGACTTAGAATTCAAACCCGTGTTGGCGACGTTCGCAACGCCTTGACAATTAAATACGGTGCAACCAGCAACAACGACGTGAGTGCCAGCGACGCGGCTTCTATTGCCCAATACGGCAACCTTTCGCAGATCATCACAACAACGTTGCACGACGCAGCTGACGCAACTGCACAAGCAAATTTCTATTTGTCATTGCGTGCCCAGCCGCAACCTATTTTCAGTGAAATTTCATTTGACCTGACAAATCCTGAAATTGATAATTCAGACCGTGACAACTTAATCAACATTTTCATGGGTGAAGCCATTGCCCTGCAAAATCTGCCATTAAACATGGCGTCGGGTACGTTCCAGGGATTTGTAGAAGGCTGGTCGTTTCAAGCCGCCTACAACCGTTTGAGTGTCACATTGTTGTTGTCACCGCTTGCTTACTCATTGCAGGCAATGCGTTGGAACGACGTACCGATCACCGAAACCTGGTCAAGCGTGTCGCCGACTTTAGACTGGGAAAATGCCACAATAGTGGCGTAGAAAAGGGGAACAAATGACAAATCCAACCAGCAATTTCGGCTGGCAAATGCCTACTTCAACGGACTTGGTCACAGACCTGCCCGCAGATTTTGAAGTTTTTGGTCAAGCGGTTGATACTTCAATGGCTGATCTTAAAGGTGGCACGACAGGTCAGGTTTTATCGAAGGCGTCAGGCACTGACATGGACTTTACATGGATAGCCCAGGACGATTCTTCACTGACTATCAATGCACAAACTGGCGCGTCATACACTGCCGTTCTTGCTGACGGCACAAACAGCCTTGTTACAATGGACAATGCTTCGGCAAACACTTTCAACATTCCAACCGACGCAAGCGTGAATTTTGACATTGGAACAGTTTTAAACATTTACATGAAAGGCGCAGGCGTTACAACGATCACTGCGACAACACCAGGAACAACCACAGTCGTTTCAGCGGGCGCAACAATTGGTTCGCCAGTTTTGGCACGTTACAAAATCGCCAGTGCGATCAAATTAGCTGCTAATTCATGGACAGTAATTGGTGGCATTGCGTAATGCGAAACCCGATTTTAGGAATTAACGCGCAAGGCGGTAAAGCAGCACCGTCAACCGTTGATTATTTAGTTGTTGCAGGCGGTGGTGGCGGTGGCACGCGTGGTGGTGCTGGTGCTGGTGGTTATCGCACGGGGTCAGCGTTTTCAATTGGTTCATCATTCACGGTGACAATTGGCGCAGGTGGCGCAGTTGACACCAATGGTTCAGATTCAGTATTCAAAACAATTACGTCAACGGGTGGTGGCAAGGGTGCAACAAATACCAACGCTGGCAATGGTGGTTCAGGCGGCGGTGGTTATGACGATTCAGCAACCGTATGGACACCAGGCAACGGAAATACACCAAGCACATCACCTTCACAAGGTAATAACGGCGGCGCGGGCAGTGGGCCTTCACGCTACGGCGGCGGCGGTGGTGGTGGTGCGTCAGTAACTGGTGGTGCTGGTGTCGGTGGCACGGGCGGTGCTGGTGGTGACGGTACGGCTTCAAGCATTAGCGGTTCATCAACTTATTATGCAGGCGGTGGCGGCGGCGGCAATGACATTGGTGGCACGGCAGGTTTGGGCGGCGGCGGCACTGGTGCTTCATCATCTACAACACCAGCAACTGCAGGCGGCACAAATCTTGGTGGTGGTGGCGGTGGTGGTCGTAGCGGCGCAGGCGTTGCAGCATCAGGCGGTTCAGGCGTTGTCATTATTAGTTATTCAAATTCATTTGCTGATTTGACTTCAATTGGCGGTGGCTTGACTTATGCAAAAACTTCAAGCGGTGGAAATACAATTTACACATTCACTGCGGGAACAGGAACGGTGACGGTTTAATGGCACATTACGCGTTTTTGAATGAAAATAACATTGTCACCGAAGTCATTGTCGGTGTTGACGAAAATGAATTGATCGAAGGTTTAGACCCTGAAACTTGGTATGCAAATTTTAGAAATCAGGTTTGCAAACGTACTTCATACAATGCAAACATTCGCGGGGCATTTGCTGGCATTGGTTATTCATACGACGAAACAAATGACATTTTTGTTGCACCAAAACCATTTGCGTCATGGATACAAAATGGGTCATTTTGGAAAGCACCAATAGATAAACCAACCGACGGTCAAGATTACATTTGGAATGAAACGGAAGGTGTTTGGCATGACTTATCCTGAAGGCACAAATGCACGGTTGATCGAAGTCGCAGCAGCTGAAGTTGGCACAATTGAAGAAGGCGACAACCTGACCAAATACGGCAAATTCACAAAGGCTGACGGGCTGCCCTGGTGTGGCAGTTTCGTCAATTGGTGTGCAGCCCAGGCGGGCGTGAAGATTCATTCAGTCGTCAGCACTGCAATCGGCGCGCATAAATTCAAGGAAATTCAACGCTGGTCAGGTATGCCGCAATTGGGCTACCTGGCATTTATGGACTTTCCACATGACGGCGTAGATCGCATTTCACACATTGGCATTGTGGTCGGCTTAATCGACACAAAGACATGTTTGACGATTGAAGGTAACACCAGCGGGACAGGCGACCAGCGCAACGGCGGCATGGTAATGGTGAAGGTTCGTTCGTACGGTGAAGGCAAGGAAATCGTCGGTTTTGGAATACCAAAGTTCGTGCCTTACAAGGGCGAATTTCCAAAGGTCGAAATGCCAAAGTTAGCAACGAAGCCAACAAAGGAGAAAAAATGGAACAAGCCAAAGCCCTAGCAGCGTCATGGGCACGATCATTCATGGCGGCAGCACTTGCCCTATACATGGCGGGCGTAACAGACCCTAAGACCCTTGCAATGGCAGGCGCGGCAGCAGTCGCACCAGTCGTTTTGCGCTGGTTAAATCCAAACGACAAAGCCTTCGGTTCTACGGGGAAGTGAACCGTCGATTCGCAGCGGCTGGGTTGGTTTGGGCACTTGCACTAACCCAGTCCGCTTGCGGGTATCAGGGGTGGACACGTTATGAATGCCAAGAATTCGACAACTGGGGGAAAGCGCATTGCCAAAAACCGCAATGTCTCCCCACTGGAACATGCACTGACGACCTACTTGG